CGCTTCGAGACATCGTAATGCACGCTCTTGATGTAGTGAGAAGCGGAAAATAATAAAAAAAAGCCCTTAACATTTTACTGCTAAAGGCCTTAAAAAACAGAAGTTTTTACATCGAAGTTTTCACTTCACAGAAAATTATCAACAGTCGTAATATGAATTTACAACAACAACATAACGACAGGATAATCATAACACATTATAGCTTTTTTGTTTGAACACTTCTTAGAAAAGATACTCAAAAATCACTAAATGTAGGTTAAAAAGAACCTAAACAGGCTTTTCTTAACAAATTATGCGTCTATCTTAGACTACTGTCATGTTGTTTACAAGCACAAATTGATTAAAATTAAGCTTAATACAACAGGAGAGCGACATGACGAACACAAAATTACATCTACCATACATAGCATCAATTCCATACAATATTTTAGCTGATAACGATATACCGCCTGCTGCGAAGATATTTTTTGGATGTCTTTCAGGCCTTGCTATAAAAAATGGTTACGTCTTTGGAACAACGTTAGCACTCGCTGAAATGATGAATACATCTGAAAGCACTATTGAAAGATGGCTTAATCTTCTTGAAAAGAAATCTCATATATCAAGGGACACAACGACAACTCCACACAAAAATAGTGATATTACTAAGGCTAAGAAGTTTGAGTGGTCTAAAGACAGAAAAATATACATCTGTAAAGGTTTTTCAAATAATTTTACCGATACCGTTAAAAATAACGGGTACAATGAACCCGTTAAAAATAACGGGTATAAGAGTAAACCTTCTAATCATAAAGAATTACGTAGTAATAGAAACACAAATGTGTCAAAAGAGGAATCCAAGAATAAAGAAGTAAAATCTTCTGTAGACTTGATAAAGTCTAACCATGAAATTCTACAATGCTCGAAAGAGGATGCTGTTGAGATAGCATTGAAATATAAGCATTATGAGATAGTTGCAGGAATAAACAAATTCCACAACTCAAGGAAAGAAGGCACCAGAATAAAAAAACCTCGAGGGTTTTTATTGAAGTGTATAAAGGATATGCAGAAAGTTTGTGCTTATTATGTTGCTCAAGGAGAGTTAGATGAGTTCTTAGCTAAGTATAACGTACAAAACTATGTTGACATAAACTGAGAGCTACAGTAACATACCAACATGAAAACATTACAACTACCATCAGACCCTTTCGCTGAAAAGATAATCCTATCGGCATGTTTATGCTCGATAGATGCTTTGAATGAGTGTGTAGACATTATGTCACCAGATTCGTTCTTTCACGGAAAGAACAGCCTAATCTTTAGTGCTTGTAAAAAGAGATACTTTGAGAACAAGGAAGTCGACGCATATAGTATAATATCAGACCTTGGAAGCATAATAGATAAGAACGATGTTGATGAGATAATTTCGTATAGAGATTATCATGACCCTTATGTAAAACTAGGCGAATATATAGAGAAGGTTCGCAACCTTTCAAGTCTAAGAAAGCTATATTTTGCTAGTTTAGCGATGAATGATGAGACTTTACATAAAGAGGTTTCACCTGACGGGCTTGTAGATAAATATGTTCTTTCGTATACAGAGATAGTCTCTGATAGCATTCGAAAGCCACGCAAGGTACAGGATATACTATCAGATTTCAATAATGGTTTATCGTTTAATGATTATGTCAAAGAACGAATAGAGCGTATAAAGAACGGCGGTTCTCAGTACCAGGGAGTGCAGTCGTATTATCCAAGGCTTGATGAGACTATTGGAGGATTTCAAGATGGAAGCCTTCACTATATAGGAGCTAGGACTTCGATGGGAAAGACGGCTTTTCTACTTAATTTGATACAGAACATTATGAAAAATGAGCCAGGTACAAACATAGCTTTTCTATCGCTTGAGATGAGAGAAGAGACTATTGCTGCAAAGCTATTGTGCATGAAAGCTCTTATTCAATTTTCTGATTACTCTAATATGAGGTTTACAGAAGAAGCATTAGAAAGGCTATATGAATCTCAAAAGCTATTAAGCGATAATCTTATTCTTGACGGAAGCCCAGTTGATGTAAGTAGCATGTCATCGAAGATACGCAGGCTTGTTAAGGTCGATAAAGCCAAGATAATATTTATAGACTATCTTACTTGTATCAAGGCTACTGAAAATCTCAATTCAAGTCATGAGCGTGTAAATCAGGTGTCTAAGGCATTGCTATCTTTAGCAAAAGAGTTAAATGTTCCTATCGTATGCTTGGCTCAACTAAACAGAGCACTAACTTCTCGTTCTGACAAGAGTCCTACATTAGCAGACTTTAGAGAAAGTGGTAGTATTGAGGAAGATGCTGACGTATGTATGTTATTACATAGACCGAAGTATTACGACGAGAGTAATACAGATGTTTTTCTTCATCTAATAGTAGCAAAGAATAGACTTATCGGAAATCTTCGCAAGTTAAAGTATGAGTGGAGTATTTCTGAGCCCGGAACATATAAAGAGCTTGAAAAGATTGAAAAAATAATTCCATCACAAGTTTCATCTCCAAAAAAGGAGTATAACAATTATGTGCCATCAAATAATTGGTGAGATAATTAATGCTGAACCTAAGATGAGGTCTAATATAATATATGCCATAAAAAACGTATCATTCGATACAAAAGATGACATAATCTTATCATGTATGGAGAAGTTGCCAAGCAATTTCACCTGTATTGATTTATACAATCGTTTGCCAAAAGACACTAGGAAAAATATGATATATGAGTGTTTAGATTCATCTACAAAGTTTTACATAAAGGGTATGAGAAAATGAAAAAGATACAGATTCTGTTAGAAGAATTCATGGAAAAGCTTAATATCACAATGGATCACAACCTTAAAGAGAATATTGCAGAGGTATTTGTTTCAATAGAAGAGCTAAAAAAAGAGCTATCATCAACACTAGCAGGAAGTGCAAGAGCGTCTCAAAGAGCAAGGGTCAAGAGTGTAGAGCTTAGTAAGCAGATGAAGGTTTTTAGGCAATTAACAGTGAATCTTCTCTACTCAAATCAGAGATTATGAATAGAGAAGATTCACAAAGTATATCGGTAAGATGTGGTGGGGTAGTATTAAAAAAAAGATTAAAAAAACAAGCACTGCTGAGTGCAGCGGTTTTTAACGTTGCAACGTCGCGGTACACATAAGATACTTAATATAAACGACTAAAAGCCGTTACATTGCGTTACGTTAGGACTTTCAACGTCGCGGAAAGAAACTAGGTAAACATGCTTGTAATATATGTCTCGATATGGTATACTTAGTCCTTAAACAACACTGAGGAGCATATATGCAACCACTAAACATCGAATCCTCAGCGTCTTACAAGCTAGCAAAAGACCTTCTAGCAGACCTAGTAGTACTAAAACATGATCTCGAAGAAGTACTCATCGCAAACAGAGCAGCGGCACAGCGTACTCGTGTGTTGACGATGTTGCTACAGCATAAATTCAAAACTTATCGCAAGGCGTCGATTAGAGACTTGCCAAAGTTTCGTAGCGCTACTGATCCAGACTACATAAAAATGGGGGAATAGCAAATGAAAATAAAGATAACAAGACTTCACCGATTCGATAGCGGAAAAACGAATTATTTACAGAGTGGAATTTAAAAAATCAACGACACATTACAGACAAAACTAATAGAGTATCTAAACAACATCGACGCTTTCGTATACGAGCAAGTTCCGGACGTGTTTCAGCAGTTTATTACTTATGAGCTTGTTTCAGGTATAGCAACCTCTGCGATATTTGCTATTGTATGTATTATCTGTGTTTCTTTGTTCGTGTGGGGATATAAAAATGCCAGGTTTGAAGCTAAACAACCTAGAGGCGATCCAGCAGGATGGGCGCTTTTAGCTGTTTGTTCTGGGGTTGCTACTCTCGGATTTCTTTCTGGCTCTTTAGTGTTTCTAAAAGAATCACTCCTGGTGTATTTTGCGCCGAAAGTGTATTTGTTAAAACTATTTTTGAAATAAGAGGGCCGCATGAAACTTAAAATCACACGCAAGCACGACTTCCACGAAGGGAAGACGAAGTGCATTATGGATATCCTCTTTGAAGACTTCGGCATAGCAGTGTCTGGAGTAAAAGCGATAGAAGGAAATTCTGGAGTATTCTTTGCTCTACCGTCACAAGCATTCGACGGACGTGATGGCAAGAAAGCTTATAAGAATATCGTTGCTTTTCCTGAAAAAGAGGATTACTGGAAATTCCAAGCAGCGATGAAGGACGCTTATTCTAACTATGGTAGCGTGCCCTTGCCGAAAGATGAATCTATATCAAATCATAAAGACGAGATAGAGACAACGGCGGGGACTAGCTCTGGATATTCTACATATAACGATGATCTTCCATTCTAGGATAGCTGTATATCGCACACAGAGGCTCTGTACTGGCTTTGTATTGCGTACAGTATATAGTTTGACGGTTTGATTGAAACAATAACTTAGAGAGGACATAATGGATAAGTACGAGATAATACAAGATGGCGAAAATAAGGGTCGTATAAAAGCACTCAGATCATTTGGCAATGTAAAAGAGGGCGACATCGGAGGCTTTGTTGATTGCGAGAATAATCTTAGCCATGATGACGACTGCTGGGTTTATGACGACGCAGTAGTGCATGGTAAAGCAAATGTGTATGGCAACGCAGTAGTATATGATAACGCCAGGGTTTGTGGCAAAGCAATAGTGTATGGCAACGCCAGGATTTATGGCGGCGCCATGGTTTGTGGCAATGCAGATGTGTATGGCAACGCAGTAGTATATGATAACGCCAGGGTTTATGGCAAAGCAGAGGTGTCTGACAAAGCAAATGTGTATGGCAACGCAATAGTGCATGACGACGCAATAGTGTATGGCAGCGCAAAGATTTATGACGACGCCATGGTTTATGGCAAAGCATTGGTGTATGACGACGCAGTAGTATATGATAACGCCAGGGTTTGTGGCAAAGCAAACGTGTCTGACGACGCCATGGTTTATGGCAAAGCATTGGTGTATGACGACGCAATAGTGTATGGCAGCGCAAAGATTTATGACGACGCTATGGTTTGTGGCAGCGCCAGGATTTATGGCAATGCATTGGTGTATGGCAAAGCAAACGTTTTTGGAAAAGCAAACGTGTCTGACGACGCAATAGTGCATGGCAACGAATATGAAGAAAAGAAAGATATCGAAAAAACGGAGTGTCAAATGTACGCAGATTGCACAAAAGCAGATTTAATCGACATAATCAAGGACTTGCAAGCAGAACCGGCAGAAAAGCAAGTTAATATCAGGTGTTTAGAAGGTAAAATGAGTGAGTTGTATGCTATAGCAGAGACGCTACTAGATAGTATCTATGAATCAGATTTGAATGATATTCAAAAGTTGCGAACGTTGCTCAATCTTTATACAGATCTCGGACAAGACCTAGGCTTTGATGCTGATCTCTTAGAGCATATAGCGTGTGATGTCATAGACGAGAATTGTGTCGATTGCGAGGATTAGATGTCTGAGCTGACTATCACAGTACCAGGAAATCCAAGAGGGCAGCCAAGACCAAGGTTTGTAAATCGTGGTAGCTTTACGTCGGTGTATAACCCAGACCATAAACTAGACAAAGCTATAAAAGCTATAATCAAGTCTCAAGTCCACATAGATCCGACAAGCGAGCCTGTCGAGGCCGAAATGATATTCTACATGCCAATAGTAAAGAGTGTCAATAAGCGTGACCATAAGCTCATGGCAGAGGGTAAGATTAAACATATAAAGAAGCCCGATGTGGATAATGCTATAAAGAAATATCTTGACGGATTAACAGGTGCTGCCTATGTTGATGATAATCAAGTATGGAAGGTAACGGCAGAGAAACGCTACTCAGATACTCCTAGAGTTGAGATTACAATAACGTGGGGTGATGATTAGCAAAAAGTCACTTAAGCTCTTTAGCCCTCTTCCGAGCGTATTGAGTTTCTTTGTACAGCATTCCTGAGACGAAGCCTGTTGTTAGGCCGAAAAAGGCCGTTATAAATATTATCATTGTGTTCCCCTGTTGTTTTTAATCTATTGTAAATTGTTAAACCAAAGATTTTATCTTTCTATTTCCAGTTACGCTATGGCTACCATGTCTTAGCCGTATATCGTCAAGACTATATGAACCTTTGCTTCTTCTTCTAAAAGTTCCCGTGTGAAAATACCAGGCTTCTTTCTTTCTTGCCCAGCTTAAGCCATTCCGTTTCAGGTCTTCCTTTATGGGCTTTGTATCGCCAGAAATCCATAGCCAAGTCCCGCATAGTTCTACGTCTATTGTTATGCTTGTACCGATAACGCTTAAAATTGAGTTAAGTTTGTTGCGTAGCTCTTCATCATTTTTTATTATATCGTCAATTTCAGTTTCGCTAAATATAAATTCGCCGTTTTTTAATACGTTTTTTAGAGCTTCAGCGTATTCAGTATTAACCAGTTTCATGGTTTCAACATCACCCCCCAGGTCGGGATGATGTCTCTTTGCTAGTAGCTTGTATTCGTTTTTTAAATCTTCTCTGTTTTTGCAGTTGTTAAAGTATGTCATAGAATAAAATCCTCAGTTTCTGAGTTTATATCGAACATAATAAACGATTTTATTGTTGTTTTCCCGTTGATTTCTTTAACTTCTGCTTTTTGAAATTTGATTGTTTTAGCAAACTTTACGCTCTTTGATGTTTCTAGTATCTTTTTTGCTTCTGTTATAGCGTTGCTTCTTGCCGTGTCTTTGTCTTCGCCGTATACGGTTAATACGTTGAATTGTGATTTTCTGCATCTTTTCGGTATATGATTATATGATATAGTTGCCATTATTGAATTTGCTTTTTCTAACATTGTTTTCCCCTGTTTTGTTTTAGTCTGCATATCGTTTACTTGATATACCATATATTATATAACACTCAAACATATACTACAAGCACTATGTTGATTAAATATAAGATATTTCTTGTTAAAATAATGTTTGTTATGTATATATGAAAGTTACAATAATCCGAATAATGGGGCTGAGATGGCTAAAAAGAAAGCTGGCGTAAAGGGTGGAAAGTGGTCGCAAAAGTATGATAAATGCGCGGAATGTGGGACTACTGCTAAACCTCATAAATCTAGAGGGTTGTGTACTTCATGCTATATCAGATATTTGACAAAGCACAAGCAGGAGCAACGAGCAGAGACAAGAGAGAAAGTAAAAGAAATATTTTGTAGGCCTTTAGAGTGGACGCCTGAGCGTATCGAAGTGGAAGCAAAAGCATTGATAGAGTGGGCAGAACGACCCGACAGCCTTGTTTTAGAAATGTTCTGTTGCTTGCGCCCCTCTCCTTATATCCGCGAAACGCTGTATAAAATGGCGGGAATAAACGTCAACTTCTGTCACGCTTTGGAGCTTTCTAGGGAGATAATACGCTCTAGAAGAGAGCAGGGAGCATGTATAGGGGCTTTAAATGCCAGTAGCGTTCAATTCTATCATGGGTTCTATGATAGGGCTAATAATAACGAGGATATGAGCTTTACGGAATACAAAGATCAGAGAGCTAAAGTCAAGGCTGATACTGAGGCGGAGAAGTCCAAGGCTGTTATTATCGAGGCTGAGAAAGAACTTGCCAAAGCTGTAGAAGAGTTTGAGCGTAAGACAGGGAAGAAGAGAGCTATTAAAAAATAGTTGTGGTATGCTTGTAGGTAGTAATAGAGAACAAAGGGCGTACTAGTATATATGGCAAAGACACCTTCTATAGTTAAATATCTAGCTGATCCCGATTTTAGACTATCTACACTATATAACATCAAAAACAAAGATGGTAAAATAGTACGGTTTCAAGCAAACAACGCTCAGCAGTATTTATTAGATAACTATCATAACCGCAATATTATCCCGAAAGCTAGGCAACGTGGCATATCGACGGTTGTCGATATCTTCATCCTCGACCAATGTCTATTCCACCCACATTATAAGGGCGCTATCATAGCACACAGGGAAAGCGATGCTTTGAAGTTGTTTGCCTCCAAGATAGTATTCCCCTATAAACACATTCCGCGAGCTTATATAGATTCTGGGTATATCCCAAGAATAACTAGGCTAACATCATCGGCCATTGAGTTTTCTAACGGCAGTATAATTACAGCGGATACGATGGTGCGTTCTGATACGTTACAAGTATTGCATATATCCGAATTGGCTAAAATGTACGCTCAATTCCCTGCCAAGGCTGAGGAAGTAAAGACCGGAGCGCTTCCAGCGGTAGAGCGTGGCACCGTATTTATTGAAAGCACTATGGAAGGTCGTTTCGGCTTGATGTTTGATTTATCAGAGAGAGCCAAGGCATTGGAGGATATAGGCGTAGAGCCTACTGAGAAAGATTTTAAATTTTTCTTTTTTCCGTGGTGGGATTGCGAAGAGTATCGTATGTCTCAAGACGTTGATATAACGCCGGACATGGATGAGTACTTTGACAAGCTAAAGAATAATGACGGCATAACTCTAGATAGACAACAAAAGAATTGGTATATAAAAGAGCGTGAAGTTCAAGGAGAGGGAATGCTGCAAGAGTACCCCGCCACGTATAGGGAAGCCACAGAGGTCGCAACGAATGCCATGTTCTTTGGTGAGTATGTTGTGAAAGCACGACAAGAAAAGCGTATATGTAACGTACCTCATGACAATCATTCGCAAGTATATTGTGCTATGGACATAGGACGTAGTGATTCAACGGCCATATGGGTTTTTCAGTTTGCTCAGAAAGAGATACACTTTATAGACTACTTAGAGCGCAACGGTGAAGAGCCTCATTTCTATGATACGTGGCTACGGTCTTTGCCGTATCCTGTCATATCGCTTGGTCTTCCTCACGATTCCGAATCGGTAACGCTTGCTAGTGCATCGAAGAGCACCGCCGATATCTTTCGTTATGATCTAAATAGGGAGATATATGTAATACCTCGTGATGCGCATGAGATATTCGGTATCAATGAAACACGTAGTGCCTTTAATCGTTGTTGGTTCGACAAGGTGAAATGTGCTAGAGGCCTAGAGTGTATTGACAAGTTCCGCAAAGAATGGGATTCAAAGCATGCTTGTTATAGGACTGTTAGCGTACACGATGAGTACAGCGATGGTGCCAAGGGTTTTATATATTCTATACAGTACGCCAAGTATCTTCAGAGTATTTCTGGTACTATGTCGCTAAAGGAATACAAAGCACTAAAGCATCGTAACAGAAGGATTGTATAAGAGGAATTAACGTTAATTGTGCCTTTTATACATGGCGTGCCTTGTGGTGCGCCTTTTTTGTGTCCATAGCAGTTCTTGCTGCAAAACGTAATAAAATCTTTATTGTTGCTAAAATATAATATATGTAATAGATTATGGTTATGTTAAGTACGCCTTTCGTACGCCTAACATTAACAACGTAATTCTGCTCGTAACAGAAAAGGAAAAAGAATGTCAGAAGAATATGACGTAGAGCCAGTCGTCGAGGCGAACAGCGTAGAAGAGGTCGCAACTTCGGAGACTTTAGAGGAGCAAGTAAGCGATAAAGAGTTTAACTTTAGGACGCTATCATCTGAGAGAGACACTCTTAAAGCTGAAAATGCTGCTATTAAAGCACAATTAGAACAGCAAAATAACATGAAGAGCATGTTTGGAGCGTTTAACAACCAGTCACAGTCTCAAGTTCCAGAAAATAATACACAGCTTAACTTTGATGAAGCTGTAGACGGGGAACAGTTGAGCAAGTTGTCGGGTCATTTCAGCACAGAAGCTGATAAGTTGTATAAACAGACCCAGAGCCAGTCGCAGCGTCTTGAAGAGCTTGAGATAAAGCTACAAGACAAGGACTACAATGCTACTTTACAAAAATATTTACCACAGGTGTTACAAGAAAAGCCGGAGCTAGTCGAAGAGTTGAAGCGTTCTCCTAATGCGTTGAAGAAGGCGTATTATGAAGCTACTCATAGCTATCAGTATTTTAAAGATAAGATGGCTAAGGAGCAGGGCGCAACAGCGGACACAGTAGTTAAAAACGCCATGAAGCAAAAGACTTTGGGTAGTACGGGAAGCGTACAGCCTAATGTTGGCGGTACTGTCGATGTTAATTCGATGTCTTCGGAGCAGTTTGCGCAATTATGTAATAAGATACGAAAGACTGGTTCAGCATAGCTTTTATTGTAATGCTATAAAAAGAGGATTTTAAAATGAGTGAAGGTACTGTTGATTTCAATACAATCACGCCATATTTGAGAGATGTCTACAACAGGGTTATGATTGAGGATGCCCCTCAAACTCTAGTATACAGACTTCATACTGACAAAGAGAGTATTCCAATGAAAAATGGTGATGGCATGGTATGGTATACATACGATGACTATCCAGACGTTACTACGCCGTTGACCGATGGTGTTTACGGAGCGGCTCGTCGACCTGTAAGACGTACTATATCAGCACGCACAGAGGCGTATGGTGATTATGGCAAATACACTAAGAAGATGATAAACACTAACCTTGAAGATTTCACAATGATTCAAATTAAGAAGTTTGCTCGTCAATCTGCCAAGACTTTTGATACTCTAATGAGAGATACATACTACACTGGCGTTTCATATATCAATGCTACTAATGGCGTTGATGGAACTCCTGGTACTCTTACAGAGGTTACTTCGAAAGACTTTGCTGTAGCTGCTAAGATGCTACGTTCCAACGAAGCTCCTTACGTTGAAACCAAGATGGGTGCTTCTACTCTTATTAACACTGGTTCTGTATCTCCTGCGTATATTGCGTATGTTCATACTGATCTACGCGATGATATCAGAAATATGGGCCCTATGTTCCGTGATGTTAAAGATTACGGGAGTCAAAAAACTCCATACTCCATGGAACTTGGTTCTGTTGGTAACGTAAGAATACTTGAAACTCCTAATGGAAAGAAAGTAGGCACTACTTACAGCATAATCATAACTGCTGATGGTGCTGCTGGAGAGGTTGATATAGCTGGCAACGGTTATAACATATACCGCCATGGTTTTGGTTCTGCTGGTACAGGTGACCCTCACTCTATGTTTATGACAATAGGCTGGGACGGCAACTGGGCTGGTGTTATCAAGAAAGATAATTTCTGCTGCGATCTTCGCTGCATAAGCGCATCATAGGAGGATATAATATGATTCACGAATTAAGAAAATATGTAAAATCGGCAGGTGCTGCATACAACCTCGATCTTGGTTTTGTGCCTAATTCTGTTGAGACAAGAAACGTAACACAGTGGAAGCAAGTAAGTCAGAATACTCATCTATTCTGGAACGCTCATATGGCTGATGCTGAATATTACGGATATGCTACACAATCGACATTAACTAACGGATTGCTTCCCGTTACTGACACGTCCAATGGATTTACTCCATACGACACTACAGTAAAGGCAGCTCGTCAGATGATTGTTACTGGTGTATCACTAGCGACACGTTGTATTATAACTGTTGGTGCAGGGCATGGGCTTACTGCTGCTAACGACGGAGATGCTATTTCGTTTAACTTCCTTGGAAGTGATTCCACTACACAGTTGAACGGAAATAAGTATACTTTCGAGTATATCAACGCAACCACATTCTATATCGACGTTAATTCGACGAACTTTACAGCGTATAGTTCAACGTACAACTATGGTATAGCAATGGACGTAACAGTACAGCAAGATGATACTGGCTTTAAAGGTATCACTCTTGGCTCTATTGTCATGGCTAATAGTGCGGATTACATTGAAGTCATCGTTACTTTCGATGATCAAGATATGCCGTTAATAGAAGCCTAATTCTATTTTAGAGGGAGGGGATAAAACTCCTTCCTCTTAATTTATTTAACAAAGGAAATGTAATATGGGAAGACCTGCGAATAAATCAAAGTCAGAATTGTTTGGCGGATGCCCTTCGATAATAACTGGCAAGCATAAGGAAGAGACTAAGGCGTATTATTTTGAGAATAGAGAACAGCCTGGCACAAATATAAATTTCTTTGCCGGTAACGCCCCTTGTGGAAATGGTTCTCAAGAAAACACATTAAAGAACTACGAACTAGAACATGGTACTGTTGTACATCTTACAGAAGATATGGCTAATCATGTAAAGAGCAAAGGAAGACAGCGCCCAATTACTGAAGAGAATGACCGTGGCGAAGTCATGCACACAGGAAAATACTTCAATGACAGTAGATTTTCACTACACGAGGCATAAAAATGGCTGAAACCGTTAATGACGTACTAGACTTAGTAAGAGACGTTACACAAGACAGAGGTGTTAGCGATACTGTGTTATTATCATTTATAAACAGTTTTTATCAAAATAAATTCTGGGTTGATCTTAATATGTCGTCGATAACTGAGATGTGGAACTTTCAGACGCTGGCTAATACTGGTGAATACTCTGTTCCGCAAGCGTATCGTCTTATAAAGAACAGTATCATAGAAATTAACGGTTGCCCTTTCAATTTGTATCGTGATGAAGTGGAATTCGATTCCATATATAACGAAGGTTATATAATAGGTGAAAGCGTTGGTACTGGTGATGCTGTTGAGCAGACATTTACTGGCACACTAACGCAGTATCCAGTATTACCTAAGAGTATGATAGCTACCGACAATGTAGAGACCTTTAAAGACATCGACGGTGATGGAATTCTTACTGGTTCTCTTGGTGGTTCTGGTACTATCGTGTATGCAACAGGTGTATATTCAATAACATTCAATACAATCCCTGTTCTAGATAGTGCTATTGTATCGACATACGCTCGATATGTTGCTGGTTCTCCAGAGGCTGCACTATTCTACAATAATATCATTAAGTTTCGTCCGATCCCCGATGGGACGTATGATATCAATATAGAGGTAGCGAAGCGTCCAACATTACTTGCTGTTGACGGTGCTATTCCCGATACTTTATGGGGAGATGCTATTGCTTACGGTACTAGTATTGACAGATATAATCGTCGTGGCGACTTTGATAACGCTTCTCGTGTCCAGATGATATATTTGGAACATCTAGCTACAATTTCAGGAAAAGGGTATAAAGTTACATCGAAACTACAACGGATACAGCCAAGGTGGTAAATAATGGTGTGGGATACAACGGCTCCTCTTAACGATGGAAGCGATATTGAGACAGAGAACGATAAGATACATGATAATTGGGCTGCTCTTGAAACTACTTTAGACGTAGATCATTTTGGAGTATCAGACCCTGTAAGCACAAGCGATGGCGAACATCGTCAGGTCACTCTTAACGAGCTAGGTTCTAAGCCTGATGTGAACGGTCGTCGTGGCTTTCTCTACACGAAGAATGACGATACAAACACAGAGCTATTTTATGAAGATGCTTCTGCCAACGAGATACAGATAACCAAAGAAGGCGCTTTATACGGTAATTCTCTTGTTCCTGTTGCATGGATGTTTGTAGAAGCTGACGGTACTGGACATGGAAAGAACCTTGTTGCTTCTGTTGTCTCTACAAGGGTACGACACTTTACTTTTTCTGGTTATACCCCCCAAGACGCTAATTATGCGGTAATCACCGCTACCACTGGTGATGAGGCAATTTCATATTCTTATGAAAAGACAACGGCAGGCTTTAATGTAGCAAATCGTAATGAAAATGTAGAATTAAATCTTGTTGTTTACTCTAACCCACTAATATAGAGGTTATATATGTCATGGGATCCCACAGTACCAACATATTTTTCTTATAGTGCTAGAGCCAACATAAATAAGATACACGACGACTGGAAAATATTAGAGACTAACGTATCGAAAGACCACTTTGCACCTTCGAAGCTACCATGTGAAAGCGATGGTGAACATCGCAAGCTTACTCTTACAGAGATAACTCCATCTCCTACAAGTGTAACAGACAAGGGTTTTGTCTATGCTAAGGCTGATACTCTTGACACTGAATTATTCTACACAGACGCTGATTCTAATGAAATACAATTGACTGAGGACGGATTACTCTATGGGGATGGTATAATGCCATTAGCATGGGCGTATGTAACAAAAGAAGGCTCTCTTACTGGGTACAATCTTAGCGTAGCATACGATACTGGGATATACACATATACTTTTACTGGGAACAAGCCACTAGATACTAATTATGCAGTAGTCGCAAATACGGAATTTTTCAATGTAGACGCACTAGGAAAAAGATCATCAATAATAATTGATAACAAAACTGTTAATGGTTTTCGTGTTAGAACACGATTTTATGTACTATGTAGTTTCGGTAACTTTCCTGCAGCACAAAACGTGGTGGTATTTTCATTATGAGTTACAAACCCTTCATGGTAGCACCTTTTACTAGTGGTATGGACAAATCTTTTGAGCCTTGGCTGACACCTGACAAAGCTTTTACAGAGTTATATAATGTATATGTAGACCGTGGGATAATAAAGAAACGTGGTGGTGCATCAGAATTTGGCAGGCTTGGACTTATCGTGGAAGGTCTTGTTGGTTTTGTAAATGTTGCTGGCAATAACTACACGAAGACTGCTACATCAGTACCGATAATACCTAATTCTCTGTTTATCACCGATGTTGGTGGTACTATGGTTGCATATGATGATGGCGAGGGTTCTTTTTCTGGCAGTGTTACTGGTACTACTTCGGTAAACTATGCTACTGGTGAGATAGATATAACGTTTTCTGGAGCTGTAATTGGTACCGTTACTGCCGAATATCACTATAGCGAAGAAACCACAGACCGTAATGTACGAGGTATTCATGTTTTCGATGAAAGCGATGGTACTGTTGAGCTTTTAGCACTTGACAAGCGACGTCTTAACCGTTGGAACACAGCTTATGAATACTTTAACAATGTATCTGCTGGTACTGCTGTAACAAGTGAAGCGTATGATACTGGTGATGGTTCCACGGGAGCCTTTGCTCATACAGCTTCAAACCTTCCAGTAATCCCATTCACTGTATCTGTTAGTGATGCCGCTACAGGGCAAGTATTGTATGATAATGGTTTTGGTAACTTCGTTTATACTAATGATCTTCTAGACCCTGCGGGACTTCCTGGTACTGGTACTATAGATTATGTGACAGGTGTTATGAGTGTAACATTCAATACTGTTATTGCTAATCCTGACCCTATAGTCGTGTCATATAGAGCTAATCATACTCCGACATACGATATATGGAATTCTTCTAATCTTACATGGTCTAGAGCTTATAAAGACGTACTATGGCTTACTGATAATATCAGCAACATAAACATCTATAACGGTGATTATGCAATAGATATAACCCCTAGATTGCGTTATAACGCTGCTGGACATATGATAACGTCGGCACGTTCCATGCAATTGTTTCGTGAACGTCCTGTATTATTTAATACTGTAGAGAACGGCATACGTTATGCTGGTAGGGCAAGATGGAGTGCTGCACAGAACCCATTTACTGTAGACGCTTGGCGTTCTGATGTAGATGGTCAGGGTGATTATAGCGATGTTACTACTAATGATGAGATAGTAACGACGATACAGCTAAAAGACCGTACTATAGTATTCCTTGAGAATGACATAGCTTTCTTCTTGTATACTGGAAATCCTGACATGCCGTACCGCTGGCAGATGCTTAACAGTAGATTTAAGACTGCTTCTACCTTTGGTTTCTTTGACTTTGACCAGTATGTCGTATCTCTTAATAGAGACGAGATGGTTGCATGCGATGGTGTAACAGCAAAGAAAGCAAATACCACGTTGCCTCAATTTACTCTTGATATCGACTACGATAACATAACAAAATGCTTTGGTCATGTGATATCACATAAACATCAGGCGTGGCTTGCTTATCCTTCTAATGCACGTTCTAATCTTGGATATTGTGACAAGATATTGGTCTTCAACTATGATGACGATATAATATCTTCCTACGACTTCTCCGATGCTGATGGAAACCCATTGCCGATAAACTGTCTATGTGACTTTAACAGAACCTATGATACTACTTTTAGAGACATAAATACGGCAAAGGACTTCCCAGAAGTAAAGAAGATACTCATCGAAGAGGGTCGCAATGCTTATTATTCTGATTATGCTGGTATGACTTATGGAGAGCTAGAACACCAGAGTGGCGACCAGATAACATTATCAGGTGGAGATGATGGTCGTATTTACATACTAGACGACGAAAACTCTCCAAGTGACAATGGCATAGAATATAACTTCGATATAGTAACGAAACGATATAATCCATACTCAGAAGCAGGAAAGATGGTCTCTCTTGGTCATATCGACTTCTTAGTGTCATCAAATGCTGAGTGTGAAATAGAAGTTAATTTCTGCCTTGGTTTCACTGATAACATAACTGGTACTCTTACTACTACATTCATATGTGATGGTGTAAATAACAAGGTATGGAGGAGGGTATATTGCAATGCTATCGACGATGTTATCTCTTTCAATTTATCACACCCAGAACACAGCCTATACAAGGCATATAACTTTGAATTGCACTCCTTTAAACTAGGATTTAAGGAAGGGGGCAATATAATTTGACATTACCATTAAATATACTATTTCCGACTAATACAGAAGACCTTAATAATGTTCTTACGCAGATGTATGAAGACATTGCAGAAAGCATAAATGGCTCTCAAAGTTCATGGACGCCAACTGTAAGCGGAAGCACTACTACTGGTACTGGCACATATTCAAGCCAGGAAGGAGTATATTATCGTAATGGTATACTTGTAGATTGTTGGTTTAACATTACAATGACGGCACATACTGGTGCTGGTAATATTCGTATAAAGCTACCACTAAAGATACGTAGTGGGGCTGATATTTGGGTCGGTGAATGTCTAGATTCTAATGTAACGTACCCATCAGGTACAAAATTGGTTCTTGATGGCATTAATGATACCCTATATTGTGAAATTGTGGCTTGTGGTGATGGTATTTCTAGTGGTATCGTCCAATTATCAGGTACTGAGACAATAAAAGGGCATATCCGCTACATAGGAGTAATAGACCGTGAAGCTTGAACGGTGTGTAAATGCTTCTTTTGTCCCTAGAAGACTGCTAGAACAGCTACCTGACGAGCAGTTTTCTCCTGATAACTTCTATTCATTCATGGATATAGCACTACAAAGCCCTAACCAACTGCTTTTCATATTATTATCTGATACTAACGAGATAATGGGGTTCTTATGGTGCGAGATAAACATGCTAGAAAAGATTTTATTTGTTAATATACTAAGTGTAAACAAAGAATTATGGCATGTTGGCAACACTGTAAAATTTACTGTTGACTTTCTAAAGGAATTATTCGATAAGTTAGAGCTACACAAGGTTTTATGGATATCAGACCGTCCAGCGTTATTCGAAAAGATGGGTTTTTTAAGATCAAAAAATATTCTGCTAGAATATAGCGGAGAGGAGAAATAATGGGAAGCACTCGTGGTGACATACAACAACAATCAGTTTTAACCCCAGAGCAACAAACTACATTAAGCAAACTGCTACAGGACTTCGATCCTGCTCAGGTGACTAACATGTTCCAAGATAGTGTGGCAGCTCCTGCACGCCAACAATTCCAACAACAGACATTACCAGGAATACAAGAGCGTTTCATTTCAGAGGGTGCTCCTAATAGCGGAGCGGCACAACGTACTGCCTATGGTGCAGGTGCTAACATGGAATCAGGTCTTAGTGGACAGCTAGCACAACTGCTATATCAAGCCCAACAAGGTACAGAGAACAGGCAAGCGAGCTTATCAACGACACCTACAATGGCAACATACCAGAATAATAACACCTCTCCACTAGCTTCACTATTAAGCCCGATAGCGACAGGTGCAGGATATGCTGTTGGAGGCCCTGCAGGAGGAGCCGCCGCAAGAGCTGCCACTGGAATGTTCTCTGGTAAAAACAACAAGACATCTACATCTGTACCTACTACTACAGGTTCTATGATAGACCCTCGCATTACTAATATGAACTTTGGCCAATTCTAATAGGAGAATACCATGCTCCATGGAAAAGAGATACTAACAGCATTTAATGACCGTTATACACGAGACTACGAGAAGTTGAATCAACTACAAGAACAGTCTCGTATTGACATGGAGTTCTACCTAGGGAAGCAATACACCCTTGAAGAGCAACAATATCTACTAGAGAATAACCGTTCTATGATAACAAACAACATGATACGTCGTGCTGTTAATGTCGTTCATGGAGAACAATGTCTTAATAGATTGTCTTCGATAGTCACTAATGTTAATGATATCCCAGAAGAGGTTGAAGCTTCCGACCAACACAGTTCATGCGTGCAGTTTAACATGCAGAAGAGACAGGGATATAATCATATATCGGAGTGTTATCTTGGAAATCTTGTGACAGCAATAAACTTTAGTGAGATATACACAGACTACTCTACAGACTTTGAAGATGGAGATATAACCTTTCTACGTATTCCTTACAATGCTGTAATATGGGATCCATACTTTCAGAACTTTGATCTTAGCGATTGCAATGACATATTACGTCGTAAATATATCTCTAAAGAGACTGCTATCTCGTTATTACCAGAACGAACCAAAGACATAAATAAGCTAAAGTTATCCTCAGAGCCTGATGATAAATTCCCCTACATACCGTATTCAAAGAACTACAATGGTAGTGAAATGTTATCGTATGATGAGATGTGGCTAAGAGATACTCGTGTATGCCACTATATGGTCAATATGCAGACCAATGACATAATAGAGTTTCCTACGAAGACTACTAAGCGTGAAGCCCAGAAAGTCGTTGATGAAATAAATGGAATATTTAAGAAAGAGACTGTAAAGCTGATACAGAAGTATAAGCCTACCGTTAATCTTTATGTTCTTATCAATGGAGAACCGTTCACCGAAGGTGGAGACCCTAACGATATCGACGACTATCCATTTACACCATTTATATCATTTCATAACCCTGAATACGACGATTTCAGCTATAACATGCAGTCTTTTGTTAGAGCTGCAAGAGACCCACAATGTGAATTGAACAAGCGTGTATCAAAGATAATAGATATGATAGACAGCCGTATTTATAACGGTCACTATTTCAAGCCTGGTAAGGTCGTCGATGAAGATGATCTATTTACCGCTGGTAACCATGGTAATATAGCTTTAAAAGAGAATGCTGTAATAGGTCAAGACATAGCACCGATACAGATGCCTGATGTTCCACAGTCTATATTTGCTATGAAGGACACCTTCGACAGCTATATTATGAAGTCGTTGAACCTTAATGATTCAACTTTTGGCGAGCAACAGAGCGGTCAACAGTCTGGATATCTTACAATGCTACAACAAAGTTCTTCGATGGTGGGAATACAGCCATTGTTGAATAACCTTAATCGTAGCCAGCAACTTCTTACACAGAAGATTGTAA